TTCCAGAATCCAGATTCTGCGTATCCTTCAAACGTTAAAGCAACATGCACAGAATCCGAGCCCACCTAATCTCCGATTGGCACTGGGTCCTTACACGCTCCTGGTCCGTGCGCTTCATCGCGCTGGCAGCTATCCTCTCCGGCGCCGAAGCCATCGTACCGCTCTTGAGCGACCGTATCGCCCCAGGCATCTTCGCCCTCCTATCCTTCCTGGTCACAGCAGCGGCGCTTGTCGCTCGCCTGGTGGCCCAAAAGCACGTTAGGGACTAAATGCCCGCTATCAACACTAAATCCAAGGCCGTAGGCATCGCTGGCGTTATCCTGCTCGCTGTGCCTCTGGTCTCCCTCTGGGAGGGCCTGTGGCTGACTGCTAAGCCTGACACGCTGGCTTACGGTCTCCCGACTGTATGCTATGGCGAAACCGAAGGCGTCAAGGTTGGCGACCGCTACACCAAAGAGCAATGCCAGGCTATGCTGGCGAACAAGCTCCCCAGGTACCTGTCGGAAATCAATCGTTGCATCCAGGTGCCGGTCTCGGACCGCACCAGGGCCGCATACCTCTCGTTCGCCTATAACGTCGGCTCGGGGGGCTTCTGCAAGTCCAGAGCGCTCAAGCTCCTCAACGCAGGCCAGGATAGGGCCTCGTGCGAAGCCCTCCGTGCCTGGAACAAGGCAGGCGGGCGGTATCGCCAGGGTCTCGCCAACCGGCGGGCAAGCGAAATCAAGATGTGCCTTGCCGGCCTGAGTGAGCCTAAGAAATGATGTGGCTCTGGTCCTACGTCAGTGCCAACCTGGCCCTGATCCTGGTCGTGATACTGGTCGTCGTTGCCTTGGGAGCCCTGGCGTGGTTCGTCCGGAACTGGAAGGTCGCAGTCGCGGCCCTCGCGGTCCTGGCCATGGCCTTCGCCTATCAGCAAATCGACAGGAACGCCTATCAGCGCCGCGTTGCCGAAGAGGCTGCGCTCAAGGTCGGACTGATGCAGAAGCGGCTTGAAGCCCTCAACAGCCTCACTGAGGCTTACAACGCCAGATACGAAGCCGATCAGGCCGAACTGGACAAACTCAAGAGACTCGCAAGTGAAACTCCAAACGACAATCGTCCTTGCCTTGGCATCGATGCTGCTCGCAGGGTGCGTGACATCCGGTAAGGTCACCATCTCGACCCAGCTTCCGCCGGTGCCGGCCGAACTCCGGGCATGCTTCAAAGGCGTCGTGAAGATCAAGGACGCCCCTTTGACAGTGGGTGAGGTCGAGGCCCTGTGGAAGAATGACCGCGTCAGGGCCGTGGCGACGGATCGCTGCGGCAAGCGCCTAGCTGCGTGGTATGACACCCTCCGGAGGACCTACCAGTGACCCAGGAAGCGTCCACGGACGTGGTGGCCGGTATCGGCCTGTGCTCCCCTTGGTGGCTACCGTCCGTGCACGGTATCTCAGCAGGCTTCGCGGAGCTTCTGCCTATCGTTTCCGTGCTGTGGATTGCGTGGCAGTTCATGCGGAAGCAGTAACCAAAATGAACCGATAAAGATTCCCATTGGGTTTCCTTATCGGTTCTTTTTGGCTTAGGTCATGTCTGCATATAGACTGACAGAGACTTCGTGTCGCTGCGTTCGAAGCCGTCGGGCTTTTCTAACCTTCACACCAACTTCCACACGTATCGTCACTGTAAGTTACCTTACGGCACTTAAGACAATAACCTGTTCCAACTTCTATTCTACCATCGGTCCAATTTGCGCACGAATGACACACTCTTACCAGCGCACCAGTCCGGTTCTGGTAGAACATTCCAACCTCTGGCTTCACGGCCTTCTGGGTCCCTTCGCTGGTCTATTCGGTGCCTCGACCGCCTGCTTCGCGTCACCGCACACGAAACCGACGTAACGCCAAGCGTTCGCCAGGATGTTGGGGTCGCCAGGGGTGCCGATGGCGAGCTTGAGGCACTCCAGGCGGATTTGTTGGTCGTTCATCAGTTAAGCTCCCGGACATGCTCAATCTGAATCGTGCCTCCAGTCGCCATGTTCCGGCGACAGGCAACCTTGACGGCCTCCGCCGCCGTGGCACCCATTTCCATGGCTCCAATAGCCAGGTCCGCGCCGGAGCCCCAGGCCGCGAAGCCGGTATAGGGGTACGTCCGGAAGTTTTCGCCATCTCCGTGGTAGACGCTGATCCCGCTATCCTCCACATGGATCGCTGTGAATTCCTCGCCCTTCGGCGGAGGCTCCCAAGCGCCGCCGTCAGCGATATTGTCGAGCCACTCGATCAGTGCCGCCTCGTGGGTGTCATCTCCGCACAAAGCGAAGAGTGAGCCATCGGCCAACCTGGTGATCTTCCGGCACGCCTCGCCGACAATGAGGTCTCCGAGCGTTACCCGACCATCGGCAGCTAGGACATTGTCGCGGTATGCGATAGTGGTCATTACAGTCCCTTCTCCAGGATATCCCGCGCGACGTATTCGACGTTCTTGCGGAGGTCATTGAGCGACCCACGGTTCCACAGTGTGATGTCGAACGGCGCATAGTCAAGCAGTCCCTCTGACCCGTTTGCTTCGCTCGCAGGCTCGCCCTCTCGGACGATCCGAATGCACATTCCGCCGTTGCGCTTGATCATATCGTATTCGTTCGGGAAGCGCATGTCGTCGAAGACAACCAGCTCCGGAGCGGCCTGCGCACGCTTCTCAGCCAGCATGACCCACACGTCCTCATGAAGTGCCGTCCTGCCGAACTGGCCAAAACGCTGGAGCATCCAACGGAGAGTGACACCCAGTTCTGGAATGATGGCATTGTCCTTGCGCTCATTGCCGAGCCAGGTCAGCGTTTCCTGGTAGCTGCCAATGAACGGTGTGGCGATGCCGATAACTGCATCCCTGAACGGGTCCGCGAATGACATGGTCTTCGCGAAGAGATGGCTCGTCAGCAACCCTGCTACGGTGCTCTTACCGGACCGCATGGAGCTAGAGTAGAGACCGATCATGGGCTTCTTCATCGGACCGCAATCTCCGCCTCGCGCACCTCATAGTGCATGTACATTCCTTTCTTCTTCTGCTTGCGCAGCTCGCCATGCGCAGCGCTATACGAGACATAGAGTGCCGGTAGGGCAGCCTGGTAAGCCGATTTCAGTTCGTCCGTCGCTGGATTGAAGATGCAATACCGAATGAAGCGGCAGGCAGGCTCCGCCATCAGGCACCCACCAGTCGCAGGATGTTAGCGTTAGTGACGAGCGCCTCTGCTTCGGGGGGCCAACGGAGTTCCCAGTCATGGTACTTCTGGCGCAGGCGGTCGAAGCGGTTAAGTGAGCGCTTAACTCCCTCAACGCAATCCGCGCGCGTCAGCGTGAAACACCGATCTGCCTTGTCGCGCCGGTAGGCATCAGTCATGTGAATCCCGTTACGGTCGAAGCCAATCTGGCAGATACCGAAATCCACGCGCCCAATGATCTTCTCCTGGTTGAACCATGGCATCAGCCTGATCAGGTTTAGGTCAGGGAGGCCATGTTCACTGCGGTAGACGGAAGTAGCATCCACTTCGGCAGCCGCGCCAGTCATGTAGGTGCCACCGCACTGGTTGTGGAACTGATAGCCAATCTTTGCCAGGCCGTCGTCGAGGTAGCAGACTGGGTATCCTTCCTCGACGTAGAAAACGTCGATGTCCTTAACCTCTCGGTCATTGTCGAGGTCCCTCAGGGCACCTCCAGCAAGGATTGCCGAGGGCAGCACGCCCCAGAGCCGATGCATGGTGTCCAGCCAGGGCTGGGGTAACGTCAGGTCGGTGGGGTCCACAGAATTGGTTCCTTCGTTTTGGAGTTCCAGTCCTCGCTGCGGAGGATACGGGCGAGCCTTGCCTGTTTGAGTGCATCGGCCTCAGTGAGACCTGCGTGAAGGTAGGCAGCCTGGACGGCAGCCCACATCTCTTTGATGGTTCCCTTAGCTGGCAGGATTGCCTGCGCCTTCTTAGGCCCCGTACCGGGCAGCCCGGGATAGCCATCGGCTGTATCACCCACCAGGGTCTGGTAGCAGAACCACCAGTCAGCCTCGTGGGCCTCGATCTTGCGGACCTGCTTGCCATCCCAAAGCGTGCAGGGGATGGTCTTCATGTCCTTGTCGGCCGAACAAATGATCGAATTCTTGTGCCTGGACCCGAAGATGCCGAGCAGGTCATCGGCCTCCAGGCCATCGTGCTCGACGTAGGACCAGGTCTCTTTCGCGCGCTCCAAAACGGCCGTATAGCCCAGTGGTTTCCTGGTGCCCCTTCGGTTTGCCTTGTAGTCCGGGTCAACCCCATAGCGGAAGTTGCGCCCCTTCGAGAGGCACAAGAGCACGTCGTCACTGTCAAACTTGTCGCACAGGCGGATCACCGCGCGTTCAACGCCGGCAAAGGCCTCCCCCGCATCAGCCACCAGGGTGCGCGTGTTCTCGTCAGTCTCGTCGCCTGTGACGGATGACCATGCGATATCCCGCTCCACTGCGGCACACTGACGATAGATGATCAGGTCCGCGTCGAGCAGGAGCTTGGGATTTTTCAGAGTTCTGTTTCCTTCAACAGCGCCTTAGCGAAGTCTCGCGTCTGTTCCTTCGTGAGCCCAACTACTGAGCCGCCGGAGGTAACGAGCGCAGAGAACGATTCGTCGTCGCGAGTGCTCGTGAATGCGCATACCGTCAGGCGCCCGACTTCGCCATCGCAGTCGGCTACGTGCAAAATGCGGTAGCGTCCTTTGTTCTCAAAGTTCAATTGACCTCGCTTTCATTGATGTATCTCAGACCTGCATGCGTGACGAGCCAAGTGCGCCCGTAAACGTCAATACCGACCCGGGTTGTGATTAAGCCCTTGCAAGCCGCCAGTGCCACATGGGCCATGTGCGCCCTGGCAAAGTTGCTGCTGAGCGTGAAAGGCTCCCGCCAAGCGCGCCGAAGCACCTTGACGAGAATTTGATCGTCAGTGGCAGTCGAGCCAATTGAGCCCGATCTTGTACTCACTCGCGAGCGGCACGCGGAAACCGAGCTTCTCCCCGGCTTGCTTCGCGCACTCGACAAGCGTTTTTCCGACTTCTTCTGCAATGCTGCTCCTACAGGCAATTTGCTGTTCGTCGTGCACCCAGAGCATGGTCACGAAGTCCTTGCCCCAAACGTACCCCTTGGACTCAAGAGCGTCCACGCTGTCACAGAGCCACTGCTTGCACAGGATGGCTTCAATGGAGCTACAGGCGAAGTTGAGTGCTGAGTGGTCTGAGCGGCATGGCACCAGGCGACCGTCGAGGCCTGGCAAGTGGTTCTTGTAGGTCGCCAGGCATTTCTTGAGCTTGGCATGGAGCCCCTCAAGCTTTAGCTTCTCGTCAAAGCTTTTGCGGACCTGCTTGCCCACGTCGCTGTCAGTCCGGACTTTGCCGTTCTTCTTCTTAAAGAAACGGTCGAACAGGTAGCCCCACTCCGGGTTCTTGGCCTTGGCTGTGGTCAGGCAGTCCCGGACTACCCTGCCACTCTTCGGAGGGAAGCACCCGAACAGGTAGCTGTAACCGAACGTCTTTGCGCCCTTCTCACGCAGGATGTTGTGCAGCTCGGAATGCTTGTCCCGTGGCTCGTCAGGTTCAACCAGACCCATAGCCTGCGCGTGAGCCCAGTGCACGTCACCGGAGGTCACAATCTGACTGTACGCGCCGTCGTCGAGAGGATGCAGAAGGTGCGCCAGGGCGCGCAATTGCAGCCCGGACATGTCGGCTCCGACCTGGACAATCGGCTCATCAGGGCCTCCCCATCCAGCCTGGAGCGTCGTGAGGCCGTTCGGCCCGAACAATGCCCTGCATTCAGCCCCGTAGGGAGACTTGCTGGCAGGGACCTGCCCCATGTTGGGCGAGAAATGCGACGCCCGGCTGTGGACCGTGCCCAAGGTGTCAATGGCGCCGTGCATCTTTCCGTCGTCACCGACCTTTTTAAGCCAGGCATTGTCACCATCCGCAATCTGCCCCAGGCGCTTCTCCAGCAACAGGTATTCAGCCAGCTTCGCGGCCTGGGGGAAGTCCTCAGCCAGGCTTTCTAGCACGTCATCATCCACCTTGGCCTCTCCGGCCTCGGTGAACGCTGTCGGCTGCCAGCCCAGTTCCTTGAGCTTCCGGATGATGTGCCGGCGCGAACTGGGGTTGAAATCCACGCGCTCAATCTTCGTCGCGGCGTACCCAACGAAGGTCTTCTTCCCGGTCGGGACTTTCTCGCCAGTGAAGGGGTCCTTGACCATCTCAGGCTCATAGTCGCCCCAATAGCCTGCCTTGGCGTCCGGGCGCTTGGGTGTCCAGGTCTGAGCATACCCGGCCTTGTCGAGGCCCTTCTTCACTGGCTCGTACCAGAAGCCAAACTCCTCGATCAGGGCCTGTGAGATGCCTTCCTGCTTGCCCAACAGCTCCACATGGAGCCTTTGAGCCGCCTCAGCATCGAACCAGCACCCGGCGCGCTCCATGCGTCTACATAGCCTCGCAATGCGGTGCTCCAGCTCGATGGCCCTCTGGCTGTACTTGTCGGGCTTGAGGTCGTCCCATAGCGCAGCCTGGGTCGCCACGTCGCCAACGCAGCGCTCCTGCATCTGCTTCGTCCAGAAGTCCCAAACCTCAATGTCAGCGTGGAGCTTCTGGATACCCAGGCGGTACCCCCAGGCCTCAATAGAGTGCTTGCCGTGCAATTTGGAGGGCAACCGACCGGCCTGCACCAGCTCGTGGTCGTGGTCCTTCTGGCCTGGCTTTATCAGCTTGGCGATGATGTAGGAATCAACCTGCTTTTCTGGCGGCACCACGAACCCGTGGACCTTCTCCAGCGCCGGGAAGTCGAACCCCAGGCCGAAGTGAGCCACGAGCTTGTCGGCTTTACTGAGCGTTTCGAGGGCCTGAGGGATTTCCTTCGGCCCCCACTCGAACTGCTCATGGGTGTCCACATCCATGGCAGCGATGCAATGAACCTTGGAGACCGTATCCAGCAGGCCGTTGCACTCAATATCGAAGTGAAGGCGCATGCCTCCTCCTACAATGTGATTGGTAGTGGCGTGTTAAGCCATCCTGTGTTTCGGTTATAGATCAGCGTGTCAGCCATGCCGGTGTCGCCGGTTTCGCGACACTTGAGGACACGTATGATACTTTGATCCCTCGTATCACCCTCAGCCTGCTGGTCTCGCTCCAGCGCGATGACGTTGAACGACAACTGCTCAAGAGCAGCAGAACCGCGCAGGTCATTCAGGCTGATCTTGCCGCCCTCATTGAATGACTTGTCCGTTCGCTTGAGATGAACGATAGCGATGATGCCAACGTCCACCTCCTGCACGAACGATGAGAGCTTCGTCATCAGGATATCGATATCCTTACGCTCGCCCTCGCTTGAGCTTTCCATGCCCGACGTGACAATGCTGATGTGGTCCAGGATGATGAAGTCACATTTCTGGACCGTCGCCATATACCGGAGCTTGGCGAACAGGTTGGCTTGCTCCAGAGACCCGAAGTGGTTGTAGAAGCACATGTGGTCGATAACGGCAGCCTTTGCCTCTGCGAATTGCTCACGGGTCAGCAGGCTGCGGTCGGCACGGAGCTTCGACAGTGGCACGGAGTGGTGTAGGGCCACATAGGCTTTAGCGGTCTTGCGGTATTGCTCCTCCAGGAACACGTTGCCAATCTTGAGGCCGTGTGACTGCTGGAGCATGTAGGCAAGCTGGCGTGCCCAAGTTGACTTGCCGATGCCGGACCCGGCGGTGATCAGCGTCAGCTCATTCTTCCGGAGACCCATGAGCATCTCTTGCAGCTCCGGGGTGCCTACCAGCTCGTATCCTGGCGACTGCTCTTGCTGGAGGTCATCGACGGTGATTTCAGAGCCGTCAATGATCCCATCGGGACGCCAGGGAGGTGCATTCGCCGCCTTCCAGAACGCATCAACCAGGGCAGCAGAGCCATCGTGGACAAGGATTTCGTTGGCGTCCTTGCGAGGCAGGACCGCAATATGCACCCGTCCCATTGGGAGGACGGCCGCAGCCTGTTCGGCCGCCTTGCGTCCCGGCTCGTCCTGGTCGAACATAAGAACGATCTTTTTGAACCTGGACAGCCATTCGTAATGCAACTGGCAGCTATAGGCTGCATCCCCTGCGCCGTTTGGGAGCGAGACAACAGCGTACTTGTGCCGGAAAGCCTGAGAGACTGACATGGCGTCGATCTCGCCCTCGGTGATCACCACGCTGAGGTCGCCACCAGCCCGCCACATGCCATAGAGCGGCATGTCCTTCGATCCGTTGACGCATGAGAACTTCTTCCCGGCTCTACGGACCTTCTGAGCCACCAGTTCGCCTTTGGTGTCCCGGTAGTTGGCAATCTGGCACCCACGCTCGTGGTTCACCTGGTAACCCCATGCCTCGCAGGTCTCCCTGGTGAGCTTACGGTTCTCCAGGGCTGCATAGACTCCGTGGATGAAGTCTGATCCGTCTTTCACAGTTTTCTCCATCTCAACCGGGTTACCATCGCCTGGTTTCCATTCAAGGCACCCGAAGCAGTAGGAGCTACCGTCCGCCCGTCTGGACAGATTATCGCGACTACCGCAGCCGGGGCAGGGTTCGTGACGAACGTGAGGGCTACGTTCGCGGAGCTTTTTCAAGCGAATAGCTCGGATAGCGCCCACCTTCCTCATCGGTCTTCATCGTGGTAACGACGTTGAAGCCAGCGGTTCGGAGGTCGTGGACCTGCTGAGCCAGAGCCATGGAGCCATAGGTGGACCAGAACACCAGAGGCGTAAGGCTGCCTCGTGTGCGGAGGTAGTGCAGGGTTTTCTTCGTGAGGGGCTTGAGGGTCGCCTCACGCACCGTAGCGGTCACTGCGTTCATCAGTTGTAGTCCTCTTGATTGGTGCCAGGAAGTTCCCACTCGCAAGCGGACGCTTCGTTTCCGTCATTAATCCAGTAGAGCACCACGCACACCATCGGCTCCCGGAAGTGAGCGGTGATGCCGAATGGTTCACGAGTTCTCATAACAATAGTCACCCCACTGTTCGGCCATCGCCTGTGCTATGCCAGGGAAGAACCGAGACCGTTCTTTCCAACGGTTTGGGCTCGGTGGCATGCGGTGAACCCTATGCTCACGCCCCTCAACAATCTGCGTTGGCTGTAATGGAGGTAGGTTCTTGAGCCATAGACACGTTCTCTTGGTTTCGCCGTGTCCGAACTGCCATGGCTGGATGCTCTGTGCTGGGGGCGCATAGTCGCGGATGCGCTGCTTTGCATACTTGTGCATCACAGGGTTCTCCACCGCAATCCGTTCTATCGGCGCATTCCAACAATCCGAGAACAGGGAGGCGCCTTGCTCAAGCTCTTCCCACATCTGCTGCATTGACTTACCTGGAGGTGGGCAATGGAGCCAACGCACGCCGCTGTTAGTTAAACGTGTGCAAGGGGGGTGGGCAACGATTAGCATGTCCCATCCATCGGACAGCACGTTGCGAACGTCATCCTGAATGTGCTTGTTGCTTCGATCTTCGGCCGGAAGTAGGTCACACGACCATGCATCGTGCCCACGGCTGGCGAAGGCCCGGCGAACTATTCCTGAGAATTCGCACGCTACCAGCAGGCGCACTTACCGCCCTCCTCTCAGTGCGGGAATGATACCGGAAACCGCCAGCGCCATAGCATCGAGACGTTTCAGAGCGTCTTTGTAGCCCGTGCCATTAATAAGTACTTCCGAGCCGTTCTTGAGCACGAACGGGAACGCGCGCATGTGCTTCCGGATGTGGGGTCGCACGGCTTCAATATCATGCTTCGCAGGCCTATCGACGCCGAACAGGCTTGTGGTCTTCTCCACGCTGGCGGTTGCCATCTCTTACCTCTTGGTGATCTTTTTCAACTCTTTGATCCATGAGGCTGGCACGACCCCTCGATCCGCCCAAGTGAAGCCGTGCTTATCGGCCCAGTTGGCGTAGGTGGTCTTGCTACCCTTATAGATCGGCTTCTTCGCATCCTGAAAGACAATGCGAATGTCGTGGTCAGGATGTTGCTCTTGCAGAAGAATGAGCTTCTGCCGCTCTTGAGCGCCGGTGCTATCGGACCTAAAGCCGCCGAAGCGGCCCTTGGCCTCGATCAGTATCTTCGTGTTGCGGATCGTGAAGTCGGGCAGGTACTTCGCCTCTCTCGGAGGGATGGTGTAGCGCACCCACTGGCTCTCATAGTCGTATGGGACGCCAGCGTCTTCAAGCTGGTCCGCAACCTTTTGCTCCAATCGGGAGCGGTACCGAGCCTCAACGAGGACCGGCCGCTTCGCCATCAGAGGGTCAGCGCGCTGGTGTCGCCTTCCTCAGCGGAGTCATCCGACTCCCCGGCGGTATCGAAGCTGGTGGGCTCGTATTCGGCGCCGTCGAAGCCATCCTCTGCTGCTCCGAAGACGTTGGAGGCGTCAAAGCCCTCTGCGAGCCTGATCACGCGCACAGCGTCCGGCCACAGCGAGACACCCCGCTTCGCACCCTTCTCCCAGGCGGCGATGACACCGGCGATGCGGATAAGCGACCCGCCACGGATCGTTGCTCCAGCGGGCAACGGCTTGCCCTTGCTATCCATCAGCAACGGCTTCTTTTTCGGCGACTTGAACGTGAAAGCGATTGAGCCGTCCTGGGTCTCTTTCCAGGGGGCGTGGACGGACTTCTTCCCCGCGAAGTTGGCTTCGATCACCTTCATGATTTCGGCCTGGAAGCGCTCCGTATAGTTTTCGTCCGCAGTCGCCTCGGTTTTATACTTGCCATCGGCATACTCGCCCTTGGTGTCCGGCTCAGAGAGCTTCGGGTAACGGGCAGTCATGACCTCGGTGACGAACGGGATGTATTTGGCCTGCTTATCAGCCATTGTGCTACAATTCCTTGACTTGGTAGAGTTTGTTGCGTCGATTTAGTAAGGAGATGGAGGCAGCTTAGGGCTGCCGCCACCAGAAGGCTGCGTTCTGGAACGCCTCGGTGATCACTCTCAGCAGCTCTCGTGGCATGCAAATAATGATCACCAGCTTCCTCAGGGGCTGAGGATAATCAGAGACGTGCTTAGTCACTCAGACGTACCGATGAGACCGTGCTGCGTGCCTCGTGCCTGGAGATGATCTTGAGTACGATCATGGTCTCTGGCACGTCGAGGCCAAAGCACGCTGCGGCTGCCGCTTCGGCTTCGGTGTCGAAGTCATCGCCTGTGAGCGTATAGTTCTCTCCATCCTCCCATGCCGTGAGGTACTTCGTCTTGCCGCCGTGCAGCGTCACTGTGCCGAAGAAGTCGTCCGAATAGAGGTGATAGGTCCGAAGGCCCTCACTATGGAGACCATCGTTGAAGCGCTCGTCAAAGGTGATAGTCAACCTGTCACAATAGTTGAGTTCTTCGAATTCTTTGACTACGCCAGCCTGATTCTCGATTGTGAAGTCCTGCTTTCCGTTGACAATCACACGCTGTCCGACTTTCAGATGCTTGAAGCTCAATGTCCAAATTCCTTCAAAAGGTTGCTCTCGATAGTGTTCACATCCAGGCCGGCCTGCATCATTTTGACAGCATGATCGTAAGGGATGCGCCCAATGCTCGCGATATACATGCGAGCTTTCGACTGGAGGTTACGCAAATGCATACGCTGCATTGATGACTTCCTTGATGTTGAGGTTTCCGTGAAGAGTATCCCGCAGCTCAGTAAGTGCGGTTAGTTTGCTATTACGTTCTTTCAGGGCACACGTAGCCCGTTGAAGGACCTCGGTGAGCACATCGTGCTGCTCGTACATGTCCACCAGTGTCTCTCGAATGATACCCTGGAAACGCGCTGCGTGGCTCGGGAGGGTTCCGAAGCTATCATGCACTAAAGCGAACTGCTCGATGCCCTCCGCCACCGCCGCATTGACGGTGAGCAAGAGATGCGCGCCGTCGCAGGCATGCACAAAGTTTGGCGCCGATCCGTTGACCGCCCTGGCCTTGGCAATCTCCGGCTGGTGGCCGTTGGCGACCAATGGGGTGTAGAACCTCCGGACACCATGATCGTGCATCCAAAGTCGCACGCGCTCGGTGACTGGCTCGTGATACCTGTTGACCCATGGGAGCCCTGTTGGCGTGGTCCACTCCAGGGGCTTGCCCTCGTCAGCCAGGATACCTGCGAGGCCCTGGAGCATCTGCATGGCCTTCATGGGCAGGTCAGCCATCGCGGAGATTGCCTGGACTGCATGGCTCGCCAGGAAGCGAGAGGCGGCGTGGTGCTCTTTGTAGGTGCCTCCGAAGGGGTGCTCGGAGCGCTTTTTGAGCAGCACTTCGCGCCGCAGAGGCTCCATCAGGTCATCCATGTGCTGCTGAGCCATGCCGAACTGCTTGCTACCGTAGAAGGTGGTCATGACGTTGCGCTTGAAGAGCTTACGCCAATCGCCGCCGTAGGACAGCACCAGGGATGCTAGAGGGTCGTCAGAGGCCTCTATGGCCTTTCGTGCCGCATCAGCGACCCGCTGATACACGTCGTCGGGCTGCGGCGCGTCCGTCAAGTTGACGTAGGCACCGTCCTCTGAGCGCGTCATCATGCAGAGATGCTGGAGACCAGAGCACGAGCCGTCCCATGAGCAAGGGAGGTGGCAAACGTAGTCGGGGCCTTGCTCCAGAGCCTCCGTGAGTGCAATGCAGGCTGCCAGGAACAGGAAGGGCTTGTCGGCACCTGTCCAGAACCGCTCGCTCAATGGGTCTCTGGCACAGCGAGCGAGCAGCTCGGTGTTGTCATCGACCCACTTGATGCGGTCGTCATAGGACGCCTTGCTGATCTTCCCGAAGTCGCCACAGTTGGCTGTGTGCACCTTGAGCCACGCAATGCCCTCTTCGCCGATGGGCTCGCCATCCCGAAAGAGGAACAGGGCGCGGACACGGTCCTCACGCTGGAAGTTGAAGTTGCACATGGGATACTCCCTACCGCGCCAATCCAGATTGTGCGGGATGTAGAACTGGTCCAGCGCGCAGAGAGCCTCCGCAGTGGTCATGTCTTCGTGGAACCGCATTCTTTCGCGCGTCATCAGGCGGTTCTCAGCCCTGCATTCGGCGCGCGCTATGCGATACGCTCGCTTCGCTTCGCCATCCATGGTTACCCACACCTCGTCAGTGACAGTGGGCAGGGTGAGGTCGTCACCGGCCGGCAGACCATCCACCGGGATACCCATGCGCTGGCAGGCCAGCATGGCATCCATGACGAGCGTGTTTATCACCCACGGCGTCGCCTGGATGGCGTTTACAGCATCCAGGGCGGGCTTCATTTGACCGGAGGCAACAGCGTCCTTTATGGCCCTGACGCTCGCCTTATGTCGCGTGCGGACCAGGACAGCCAATCGCCTCGCGGTGGGGTCCACCGGACCGCCCTTGTCGAATGCGGTCCAGGCCACTGGAGGCTCCTCAGATGGCAGGAACACGGGATATTGCCTGATGTGCTGCTGCAATGCCTCTTGCGCAAGCTGAGCGGCTCCGGCTGTCACTCCCAGCATTTGGGTGTCTCCGTCATAGTAGACCTCGAACAGGTCCGGCAGGGTCGCCTGGAGCGCGTCAATCAAGAGGTTGCCGACCGCAATTAGCTGGGATGGAGACCAGCGAGCAGTTGGTGAGAAGCCATTGATGCGCGCCAGGGACTTCGCTGACTGGACACGGTGCTTGAGGTTCCCGTGCTTCTCTCGGACCCACTTCTCGATCTTCTCAGCGAGCTGCGGATCATGCGCTGTGAGTTCCCGCGCGAAGGCCTCGTTACGCGCCAGTTCTCCGGCGCGCTCACAGATTGCCACGTAGCTCTCCTCCTCGACCACTCCACGGAGGGCGCAATTGAGGGCCACCAGGGCGCAGACGTGCGGAGGGATGGTCTTGAGGACCGCCAGGGCCTTGGCGTTGGTGCCCTCGTTACCGTGGTGGCGGGGCTGGTCCAGGATAGCCTCCAGTGCCTCTGCGAGGCGCTCGTGACACCCTTGGGCGATGTGGAGGGCCTCTGCGGTGCCGCCGTAGCCGAAGGCCCTGGCTGCTCTGGTCTTGGTCCTCTCGAAGCGTGCGGCGGCAGCGTCAATTTCAGCGTTGGGGGTATCGAGATTGAGCATGGGAATTTGGACCTTGGTTTCTGACAAAGGTGGACGGCCGGAACGGTAAGTGCTTGAACAATCGAATGGAAAGCGCTTTTTGTCGCCATTTACAGACCGATTGCAGTTGCAATGTATAGGCACAATAATACGGCAGGTCAACTGACCTTTTCAGGTCAGCGACGAATCAGGGCCAGGGAGGTAGGGTTCGGCTGATCACGGTTTCGTGACGGGTGTGGTTGGCGGGTGTGGTTGGAGATTTTCGGCTAAACGCTAATGTGCTGTTTTAAAAAGGTTTTTTGCTGTCAAAAGTACGTGGCGGAGAGAGTGGGATTCGAACCCACGGTACAGTTTCCCGTACACACGCTTTCCAAGCGTGCGCCTTAAGCCACTCGGCCATCTCTCCAGAAGTGCCCCGTCATGACGGCATGATGCGGAATTTGCAAGAGATCGCGGAAAATCCGGTAAAGATTTTAGCAAGCACTTGTCTTTCCACGGCAAAATTTCGACACCACAGCCCACCGGCCCGGCCCCCGAGCCAAAAAAGCAGCCCTGGCAGCCATTTATGCCGTTACATCCGATTCCCAAAAGCCTGCGGCTTTCACCTCAGCCCACGCTGTGGCGATCGCGGGACAGGCGGCTTGATTTTGCAGCGCTCCCGCCTTCTCGCTTGCCGCGCTCAGCCTGTTCTCCAACGCCCGACCGAAACCTGCCAGACCCTTCCCGGCAACCCCGACATTCCTTGACTGGCACCATCTCAGATGGCGATTTTCGCTGGATCATGGCAGCCGCCAATTGCCCCGGCACCTGCCTATGGTGCGCAATTATCCCCCAGCCACTTCGCAAACTCTGTTTCAGACAGGGTCCTTCCAGCCAGAGAAACCCAGGTCGCAAGCACCGCCTCGTTACTCGCGAAGAGATGTTCGCCATTCAGTTTGAGGAAGGTTTCACAGGCAACCAGAGAGGCTCGCTTGTTGCCGTCGAGAAACGGGTGGTTTTTGGCAAGGCCGAATGCATAGGCCGCTGCCAGATCGAATATATCCCGCTTGCCATAGTGGAACCTGTTTTTGGGGCGGTCGAGTGCGGAGTCGAGAAGCCCGTCATCACGCAGACCAGGCTGGCCACCATGCTCAGCCACCTGCTCATCATGAAAGGCACACACTGCGGCCTTTATCAACCACACCGGGTCCCTCATTTCGCGAGTTCCCGCAAAACGTCCTGGCGCTTCCGCATGAGCTTTCGCGCCACAGCCATCTGCGCCTCGAACTCAGGATCCGTCGCCGAGGTCGCCGAGAGCAAAATGCCATCGTCGGCCGCTATAAGATGAAGGGTGTCATCGAGCCCGACACCCAGCCGGGCCAAGACTTCATCGGGCAAAACAAGCCCGATGGAATTACCGACTTTTTGAAGCCTCACTGCCACCATCCGAATTCTCCTCCACCATCCGTGATGCCTCGCCTGCCTCCCGATGTCCAACAGCGGCAGTTTTGCCCCTGCCCGTTCATGCCCAACGCCCGTCACCGCAGCTGCACGCGCAAGCCGCGCTGCATCTGTGCCGGCTGCACGGCTGGATATCCTGTGCTCCGGCTCCCCTCCAGCGCCGCCACGAAACCGGTCGACCACTCTTGGATGCCGTAGCTGCGAAGCCTGCCCATCATCGCTTCCCAGCGCTCCTGGCGCTCCGCAAGGACCATCGCCGCCGCACGTACAAGCGCGCCAGCCATGTCGCCGATGTCGTGCGGATTGACCAGCAGGGCCGCATCAAGTTCCTTGGCGGCACCGGCAAATTCCGACAGCACCAGCACGCCGGGATTGGCCGGGTTCTGTGCCGCGACATATTCCTTGGCGACCAGATTCATGCCGTCATTGAGCGGGGTGACAACCCCTATCTGCGCCGTGCGATAGAGACCGGCGAGCACCGCCTGGCCGAAGCCCTTGTTGAGGTAGCGGATCGGCGTCCAGTCCACCTCGCCATGGCGGCCATTGACCTCGCTGACCAGTCGCGCGATCTCATCCTGAAGAGTGCCATAGGCCTTGATGCTGCTTCGCGACGGGTTGGCGATCTGCAACAGCGAGATGGCACGGACCAGATCCGGGTGGTCCGCCCACAGCCGGTCAAACGCGTTGATCCGGTTGGCGAGCCCCTTGGAATAGTCGGGCCGGTCGACGCCGATTGCGAGTTTCTCGCCGTTGAGGCTTTGCCGCAACCGCCTGACATCCGGGTGGGTCACGGATCGCGCGGCAGATTGCGCGAACTTTTCCGCATCCACTCCGATCGGAAACACTTTGCACGAGGTGCGCCCATGGCGCGAGGCGGCGACACCGCCTTCGACCGTCCACCCCGGATCCTGCCTGAGATAGGCGAGAAAATTGTCGCAATCCTCCCGGGTCTGGAACCCGATCAGATCATAGGCCAGCATCGCCTCGATCAGTTCCCGGTGATGCGGCACCTCCTGCATCACTTCGGGCACCGGCCAGGGCGTATGCAGAAAAAGGCCGAGCGGCGCGTCGACGCGAAGCTGGCGCAATTCCGCACCCAGCGCCAGGAAGTGATAATCCTGGACCCAGAACGCGGTCCGTTCCCTAAAGAAGCGCAGCACCGATCGCGCCATGAAGGCGTTGACTTCGCGATAGCTCACATAGTCGTCCTGCGACACCCGGATCAGATCGCTGCGCGAATGCAGCGCCGGCCACAACGCCGAATTGGCAAAACCTTCGTAATACCCGCCATAATGCGCCGCCGGCAGATCCAGCGTCGCCAGCGCGCCCGAGCCCAGCGCCTCGACTTCGACGAAGGATTCTTTCTGGAGCCCGTCACGCACCCGCCCCGACGAGCCCACCCAGATCGCTCCGGAATGCTCCACGACCGGAAGCATTGCTGCCGCCAGACCGCTCGTCATCGCTTCGTTCGGCTTCCCGCGCGTCACGCGGTTGGACACGACCACGAGGTTCACCTGCTGTCCCCTCTTGTTCCATCGACCCGCTCTGTCGAAAACAAGCCACCACCTTCAGTTGTAACTTTCCGGCCCTCCGCACGCAGCAAACTCTTCAGAAGCACCACCCCGCTCAGCAAACTGTTTGTCTCCCGCCAATCCAGCGATCAGGATCGTTCAACCGTTTTCAGCGAAGATCAGAACAGAACCAGTCAGGAAGGGGCACCCGAAAGAAAATATCTGCGCCCCCACATTCAATCCCATTTCGATCCTTGCACAAATATCCCACGTTGTACAACAATTCCCGGCAGTTAGGTCAGCAATCCCGACCTGAAGTGAGCGCAATCGGGAACCCGGGTTCCCTCAGCGCTCACGAGGAGCAACACTGTTGCCGGCCTGCTGGCACGCCGACGCCAAATCGCAGTTCATTGCCTCCGTTCTCCGACCTTTGCCGCTGCCGCGTGTCCTCACAATCTGTACCAGACCGGGACATGGAACCTGGGGCCGCACATCACCAGACCCTGACATCCAGCACGACAGAAACGACTCGCCGCATGCGTTTCGCCGCCATTCTTCTCCCGCTGTTCATGCAACGCCTACCGGAGAGGACAGAAATTCACCTCCCCGCCATCGTTCTGCGATCAGCGAGCAAGACGCGCCAGAAATTCGCGCACATCCTGCGGCCCGCCAAAACATCCGTTCACACCTTCAGCCTCCCGACCGACCGAGAACGCCAGACCGTTCATTTCCGGCATGATTGCAAACACGCTCTCATCGGTGACATCGTCACCGATGAACAGAGGCCTGCGTCCCCGGAAGGGCTCAAGCGCCATCAGTTCGCGCACACCGCCCGCCTTGGTGAAACCCGCCGGCTTGATCTCGTAGACAAATTTTCCGGGCAGCACATCGATCGGCAGATCCGTGAGATCGACGCAGATCTGCGCAATCCGAAGTGCAATTTCCTCACCCCTGTGCGGAGCCAGCCGGTAATGGAGCGCCAGCGAATAGACCTTGTCCTCCAGCACAATGCCCGGATCGAGTTCTGCAAGTCCCTTCAGCCGCCCCGCCAATTCCCGGTCGAGTGCCGGCACGCGCGAGATAACCTCAGCCGCATTCGCCTGGCGCCGCAGTTCCACACCATGACCGCCGACTGCGGCGAAACGATCCGGCGCAAAGATGCGGTCGATGTCATGCAGTCGCCGCCCGCTGACCAGCGCCAGCGCCCCTGAACTCAGTTCCAGCAGGCGCCGGAGGGTCTCCGCCAGACCTGGCGGCACAAAGACCTCGCCCGGCGTCGGCATCAGATCAAGCAGCGTGCCATCGATGTCGAGCAGAAACGCTGTTTCCCCGACCGGCGGCACCAGCGCCATCCGTTCCGCCGCTGCGCCGTCCCCGCAACCTGTGCTTGTATTATCCAAAGGTTTCACCCTGTAATGCGTCAATTCCGGTTCACGAACCCGCCGCCCGCCATTCTTCAAACGCGCGAAACGCGATTTGGTTCCAGGGCCGCGAGCGGACCCGCTATCTGTTCCAGCGACTTGCGCTCTGCGTTAACCCCATACCGCCATGCCACCGCGGCCGCCATGATCATCAGCACCGCCCCAGGACATGACCTCCGAAGACGCTCCACCGCGAACCGGTATCGATCAGCACGCCGAACGGAGCAGTCCCGGCGACGCCGCTGACCCGGGCCAAGGTCTCGTCCGAGACGATGACCTTGCTGGCGCGAGCCAGAGCGGCGATGTCTTCAGCTGCGGCGGACATCGGCGCACCGGCGCGGAACAGGATATTGGAGATCGCGCCCTGGCTGATGATCAGACCGAACACATCCCCAAGCAGTTCCACCATGCGCTTGAAGCTGATCGCATAGACGACATGAAGATAGACGATGAATGCCGCCAGGTTCGGGCTGAACGGTGAGCCAGACGGCATCCCCTCCGGCGCCGGAGCGACGAAATCCTTCTGGCAGCACGGGCAGATGCCGCGATGCAGATTGACCCGTGTGATCACGGGGCGGATCGGCGGCATCTCGATATGGTCGTATGCATGGTGCTGATGCTGATCGGCGTCCGACAAGCCATATTGACAGTGAAGGCATTGAGAGAGCCTGGCGTCGATCACATGGTACGGACTGGGGCTCAGGGGCCTGTTTCGCTCCGGCCAGATTTCCCTGTCGGAACGGCCTGCCAACTGCGGTTTAAGCGATCACCAGGACCCCTGGTCCTGCGCCAATCCTCGCCCACGACCCACGACGATCCGCAAGGCGGGAGCGAGGTCGGAGGGCCGCCCGATTTGAAATTCTCGCGAATTCCCATCCCAAGTGCAGAAAACCACCGCCCACCGTCAGCTCGGCGTCCACCACGAATTCCGAAGCTGGCAACCCGCACCATGGTTGCGATTCGCAGGCGCGAGGGAGCCTGACTGCGCATTCATCCCGGAAACGCCCGTCGCCAGTGTGCCCCGATCGCGAAAATCACGGATTTACAACCTGTTGTGACTGCTGGAGCGAATTGCGGAGCATTTCCTGCTGGTTGAGCAGCACTGGTCAAAATGAGTAATCGAAAAAACAAGCTGCGGTGAAATTCTGCCCCCAACTGCCGTTCTGAACGACGACAGACAAATACAAGTTTCGCTCCGACATGCGGGATGCGGACTGTGGTACGATAGTCGAGAGGGACGTAGCGGCACGATTATCGCTATCCCGTCTGAAGGCGACCGCCTTGACGCATATGCCATGGCGAGACGACGCAACATAGAACCTGACTGCCCCAACCTGTGGCTTGAGGTTTCTCAGTGACCAGATCAATGCGCTCGCGACAAGGGCCCTGCACGAGGAGGTGAGGGCTCCGAAATCCGGAGCCCTCGCCAACTTTAGGCCCTGTTCTTAAGACCTCACCGGTCGAAGCCCGACACATCACATGAGTGATGGCTGTCCGACCACATTGAATGCTCGCTGTGGTACATCAGGCTCTGGCCGTAACCATGGGAGGCCTCGGCATGCGGTGCTTCGGGGCTCGTGCTCTGCCCGTACGAGAACAGATGCTGGCTGTTGCTCGCTCCGCCATCCGGATCGGCCTGCCACAGACCGGGCGACACCACAGTCGAACTCCCGGAAGCCTGAGTGCCGATCGGATCAGCCGAGGATCCGGCCCAGGTTTGCAGCAGATCCGTCACCATCGTGTCGACCGCAGACGCCTGACCAGCGACGCTTTGCGGGTCGCTCTGCTGCTGGGCCCAGTTCTCGAGCATGTCGATCACCTTGTCCTTCACACCGTTCAGGATCTGATCCCAGGTCTGGGCGTCAAAGCCGGTCGAGCCATCACCATTGAGATCCTGACCGAGGATCATTTCGTGGATCTCCAGCATCGGATTATCGCCCGTGACGTTCCCAGTCATGCTCTTGACGAAATTGCCGTCGCTGTCGGTGGCCCAGATATTGAACTGGTCCGTGCCATCGACCTTCCAGGCCACCTCATAGCCGGTTGCGGTCTGCTCGACCGCAATCGGGCCAGTATCCGAACCAGAACCGGCGCTGATCGCCTCACCGCCGAACTTCAGCGTCGTTCCGTCGCTGCCGTCGTTGGCTTTGGGATCATAGAGGTAATAATTGCCGTCAAATTCCGCCAGACCGGTATTTCCGGTATTTTCGAGCACGGTCCAGTCGGCCCCGCTGACACGCGATTGCGCCAGCCAGTCCCCGACATTGCTGCCGGTTCCGACCACACCGTCCCCATTGAGGTCGATCTGGTGGGAGACTTCATAGCCTGCCTCCAACAGACCGTCCGGCGACATATTCCCGGTCAGCCTTTCGCCGACCGTGCCGTCACTCCCCGCCTGCGTGAGATAGATCTCGTTGCCTGCGGTTCGCCAGGCGACGACATAGCTGCCACCCTCCAGCTCGGCCGCAAAGGGCTTGGCCAGACCGTCACCATCCGTCACCGGAACCCCGCCCAGTGTCAGCATCCCTGCAGTGCTGCCATCGGCGTTGGTCAGATAGTACTGACCGTCCGTCAGGACCAGATTGCCCTGCAGGCCGACAGGATCAGGAGTTGGCGTTGGCACCGGGTCAGGTGTCGGTGTCGGTGTCGGAACCGGGTCAGGAATCGGCGTCGGCACCGGATCAGGAGTCGGTGTTGGCACCGGGTCAGGTATCGGCGTCGGAACCGGGTCGGGGGTCGGAACCGGATCAGGTGTCGGTGTCGGAACCGGATCAGGTGTCGGGGTCGGAACCGGGTCGGGAGTCGGGGTCGGAACCGGATCAGGAGTCGGCGTCGGAACCGGGTCGGGAGTCGGTGTCGGCACGGGATCGGGACTCGGCGTCGGAACCGGGTCAGGAGTCGGGGTCGGACCAGGATCCACAATTGACCTCAGATCAGTCTCCGAGATCATTCCGTCGCTGAACAAGAACGATTCGACATTTTTCACCGTAGCTTCGGTATCATTCCATTGGTTGGTTATCGTATACGTCTCCGTGCTAGAATCGTAAGAAATCGCATAGTTCACCCGTGCCGATGGAAGAACCACGGTATCAAAGCCATCTCCACCGTCAACCGTGCTATGGGTGTGTTGTGCTTGATTTAACCAGATCTGATCGTTGCCAGCTGTACCTGTCAACACAGCTCCTTCATGACTAAAAGGATCAGCATATATGAAATTATCGGTCACATGACCATCGCCAGCGGCTGCCCAGTTACTATCGTAATTCCCATCTGCGGTGACAACTTGGGCAAACGCTGAAAGGGTCTGCAAGTCGCTCAGCGACAAGTCTGGCGGGTCTTTAAAACCCCACGGATTCCGAAGCGATACGAATTCCTCCCCATTCTCATCAGTGTAGACATCCTTCACCGTGTAATCGTGACCACTTACGACCTTGAACGAATCCGCTTCTTCGGCCGTTAGTCCATTGAAACCCATCGTAATCAGGTCACCGGAATCAAAATCCGTCTTGAGACCGCCGTCCGAACTCGCATTCTGATCCCACGTTTCCAGGCTTGTACAGGAGTAAGAACCCGTCAATAATTCGAGGTAATTCCCACCAGCATTCGCCACACCTAATTCGGCCACCCCACCAATTTCACTGTACCCCCCCCAAACTTTTGCAAAGGCCGCTTCGATTATCGCCGGCCAAATAACGGCTTGCTGGCTTATTGGATCGAATTCGGACTGCCACCCCATGTTCGCACCAATTTTCAGGATGTCCTCAGCACCAACGACGACCTTCAGCGGCTGGTCTGTTTCCGATTGGTGGAAGCTGACGGTGTATGTCCCGTCGCCATTGTCACTGATCATACTCTTGATGGCGTCTGGATTCTTCTGCACCAACGCCCCGACTTCCGCCAAAATAGCGCAGTCGCCAATTCCGTTCTGCCTGATGTCGTCCAGAGTGGGATTGCCAGGGTTCTCGCCTGAGGTGTTATACAACTCCATGCCGTCAAGACTGTCCACAGTCGGAAGTCCAGCGGTATTCAGCGGTTGATATGCCATTCTATTCTCCTAACTAACTAATGACTCTTGTAGCTATATTTATCAAATCGGATACGACGCGACGCTTTCGATGAGAGAGGCCCGACATCAATGGCCCCATGGCCGAGAGCGATGGCGGTTCAGATTCGGACATGTCCCGAGACGCACATGCCATTGAACTCCTCCTGAAAATCTGAAAACATCACATCATCCCGATTGTGAGTTGTTCTTGACCCACTCTCGCAAACCTTCCTGACATCGTTGCCTGCAAGGAACAGGGCGGGAAGGAATGCCGATGTCGCGCGGCAACGGCGGCTGTGTAGAAAGAACCGTGACGCCCCCCGCCCCAACCGGAGCACCTGACCTGACCGCACAACAGCGGCAGAGTGAGACGGAAATCGAGACATGGCCGCGCCGCATCATGCTGGCTTCACTCTGCAATGTCGGGCCGACGCATAATCGACTCTGCGTGGCGAGAGAGACGCGACTGATCGATGAAGGCAGGTCATTCACGCTCGGATCCCAAGACCCAGGAGTCCGGTGCATTAACACGTTTCTACGCTAAACGATAAGCGATTATTGTGTCAATTTAATTTTTTAAGTTACTGTGGGTTCCGAATTTTCACGCTCCGGCGACCGTCCGATACATCCCTGACGCCCGCCACCACGTGTGTTGCATCACTGCACTCAACCCGCCCCAGGCAACCCCAGCCCCCGCCCGCCTGACCGGAATTTGATGTCTTTTCGCCACATTGCCGGGCTGGAGTGAAGGACAGGTACCAGCGCCATGGCTGAACGGCATCACATGGAACCCTCCTCCTGCCGCAAGGCGGAATTCATGATCGACTTCTCGCGCATGCTCGACACCATCAGCGTACACTGCACACAGCTACCGACCATCGCCGATCCGACATGGATGGAACTGCAATGTTCCGCTACACCGCCCGCTGCAATGCGGTCATTGCCTGCATCGTCCGCGGCAGGCCCGATATCCGCGCCGGAGCGCACCAGCTTCGGACGGAGGAAGAAAGAAAAGGGAAAGAGAGGAGCTGACGGAGCACTCTTGGCTCTTTGGCTCTTCGTCTTCCGGTCTTGACACGGTGTCCATGTTCGAGCCTGAGGGGAAGCCTCCAGCTCGCTCAGCGCAGGCGACGGCATGTTCCATTGCCACGATTTCGCCGTATTTCCCCTCACGCCCCTGAGCCACATCCACGGTGCGTGCCGCCGGCCACCAACACAACGGAAATCGTCAGAATCTGCGACAAACCAGCTGAATGGTCTTGGGGCCGGCAGATTTGTCTGACTTTCGCGCACACCGGGCGCCGCGAGAAACGAAAGCGTCAGTCCCTGACGGCTGCTCAAAGGCGCCGCGAGCAGCAGACACCGCCCAGGAAAGCAGCAAAGGATCAGCGCAGCAGCCACATTCACCTTATGTTCGGCTGTCGCGCTGACGTTTCGTCCCTGGCGTGTGCCAATCCGGTTTCACCCCGCACCGCCTGCGTCTCGGGGTCTCGGGAATCTGTGTTGGCGATCGGCGATGGCTTTGCTATCCAGTTCCCCCGCAAGGGATAACCAATCCGAGGCTCAGCCCAGTGATGGCGCGAGGGACTTGTGCTTTGGGACTTAACGCGAAGCTGTTTCAATTCCGACGGACATTTCCGATGCGTCATGCAACCTTCCGCCCCTATGCCACGCTTTGCGCCATTGCCCTCTGTGCGGCCCCGCTCACGCTCCAGCCCGCTTTCGCCGACGACGACACCCCCAAAGACGCCCCCAGGGGCCCTGCGGTCACGGTGCTCGAGGCGACCAAGTCCTGCTTCTCCGATATCGTCGAGGCCGTCGGCACCATCATGGCGCGTGAAGAGACCGCGGTGCGCCCGGAGCGCCCGGGATCCAAGGTGACCAATGTGATGGTGGAACCTGGCGATACCGTCGCCTCCGGCCAGGTGCTCGCGGAACTGGCGCGCCCCGAAGGCGGCACACAGCAGATCACCGCCCCGATTGACGGCATGATCGCCACATCAAGCGCACAGATAGGTGGGCTGGCCTCGCTGCGCGGGGAGACCCTGTTCTCGATCATCGCTCATGGCGAATATGACCTGGTGGCCATGGTGTCGGCTTCCGACGTGACAAAACTCTCGGTCGGTCAGCGCGCCACCCTGCATATCGTAGGCAGCAATGATCTTGACGGCAAGGTGCGACGGATCGCACCGACCGTCGAGCAGAACATCCAGCAGAGCGTGGTCTATATCAGTATCTCGACGTCAAACCGGCTGCTCCTCAATTCCAGTGGCCGCGCCATGATCAAGACCGGCCAGAGCTGCAATGTCGCCGTCCCCCTCACCGCCGTGCAGTACAGCCCCCGCGGCACCATGGTGCAGATCGTCCGCCGCAACCGCGTCGAGACCCAGCGCGTCGAGACCGGCCTGTCATCCGGCGGCGAGATCGAGATCCGCGAGGGCCTCAACGAAGGCGACACGGTCATTGCCAGAGCCGGCGCCCTGCTGCGCGAAGGCGATCCCGTGCGCCCGGTGAAGGCGGCAACCGAGTCACAGACCAGGCCTTCGGAGTCGCGATCGCTGCCTGCCCGATGACGGACAACGGTTTTCTGCAGACGTGAAGGGGCGCTGGCCGCCTCATCCCTCATCCGGCATTCCCGACAACCGGGCCAAGTTCGATGTCCTCTCCAAGCGACGAGGACATCGCCGGATTCTGCCCGCCCCCGGAGATGCGGGAGACGCCAAAGCGCGTGCTGTTGAAGATGGTTTCCGCGCTGACCTGCGTGGCCAGGCTGCGGAGAAACTCGCCAACCAGGACACTATGGGGGCCATCCGGATCGCTGACGGCACGGTTGGGTGCATTCGCCGAGAGCACAAGCGCGTTCTCCGCCGCTTTGATCGGCGCCAGCCCGTGAGAGTAGAAGCGGAAGCGGCGCTCATAGGGATTGCGCCTGGAAGCATCGACCACCAGGAGCCGCGCGCGGGCCCCCTGTTGCCGGATCATGTCCAGCACCGCTCCGATCGCCACACCCTGGCGGCGCACATCGCTTTCCTTCCAGATCACAGCATCCACCGGAATCAGGAAGCTCTCCTCCCCGGACTGCACGGCATAGCCCCCGAAAAACAGCAGCACCACGGAATCAGGCCGGATCCTGGCCCGCAGACGGCGCAGCGCACGATCGAACTCCTTGCGGTCGGCATTTTCAAGCTGATCCACGTCGAAGCCGCCACGGCGCAAAACCGCCGCAAGCGCCCGCGCATCGTTGACCGGGTGAGCCAGAGGCGCTTCAGCGTCCGGATAGTCACTATTGCCGATGACAAGCGCCAGGCGTGCCGAATCGGAGCGCGCTGAAACCGGCGCCGGAGCGCTGGCATCGGAGCGGGCGCCATTCAGAGCTGCGTGAGCCGCGATCGCGACCCCACCCATGCCGACAAGGGCGACCGCAAGCGCGATCAGCCGACAGGGCATATTGAGGCGTCCAGTATGCATTCAGGCTCTCCGTCATCGGATCGGGTTTGGCCCCGCCCACCCGACTTCCCCGGCCTCAGGCAAGGTGCCTGGTTCGGGGCCTCATCCTGGGCAGGCTTGCACCAGCAATCTGAGGAGCCGCGTCGGCAGTCGGCAGCAGGGGCGCTGCCCGAAGGTTGAGGGCCTCGAGCCGCAACTTGGGGGCAGTGCAGCAAAGAAAGTGTTAATGTGCCTGGGGAGACACCATGGGCTGCGACAGCGCCCCGGAAATCTTCTGCAAGATATTGAGATAATTGACCAACTTATAGCACCAGGGGGACTTCGGGGCAGGGCTTTCCCAGGCCGCAGGCGCATCGGACGGCATTTCCCTTTCTCTTCATTTCGGATTAGTCTTTCAAAGACTTGGCCCGGTATCCGGGCCATGCCGCCGCAAATCCACCCAGTTTTTCGCAACTGCCACAGGCCTTTGGTGCCTGTCTCCAGAGACGTCGCGTATCAGGATTTCCATGAGCTTTCAGTATTTCGCCGGCCATACCTATCGGGCGCTCACCGCGCACAAGGAGGGTCCCACTCTTTATGACCTCTGCGATCCCGTCCTTACGGGCCCCACCATGGGTGACCCCCATCTCGCCAAATTCTACAAGACCGCACTCAACAATATTCCCTTGCGGACGCTGCTGCGCCGGGCCGGGCTCTCCGAACTGAACGACGAATCACGACTCGGCCGGCTGCGCGACGCCCTGGCGCGTGCCCGCGACGATGCCAACCCCGACTGGGAGGCCATCGGTCGGCCCATTGCCGAACTGCTCGACACCATCACACTCGACCACCCCCGGCCGCCCCGCAAGAGTTTCACTTCCACTCCCCCTACGCTGTCGACGATCGATGCCGTGATTCGCGATTGCGCCCGGCATCTGCTCGGCAGCTTCCGCCGCAACGGCTTTCTGCCCACTTTCGCCGCCTTCAACCTGATCGGCGACCCCGATCTGCGCGGGCGCGAACTGATCATGGCGCTCACCGGCCTCAATTCCCGCGGCTACAAGAATTCCACCCTGCTGTTCAATCTGGCGCGGATCTTCATCGCCCGCTCCAACGTGCGCTCCATTGTCCATCCGCCGTGGAAGGGTATCGCCGAGCCGATGTGGTCACCGGTCCAGATCCGTCATCGCTCCCCCTATTACGACGCCTTCTTCATTGAGGCGCTCCTGAGCTTTGTCGAGACCGGGCTGGCCTCCGGCGATGAGGCGGTGGCCAGCCGGCGCGCCATCGCCGACATGGTCGACTTCTGCATCCGCATCAGCCGCGAGGAAGTGCGTGACGCCGACGGCAGACGCTTCGATGTCATCACCGCGCTGCCACCGGCTCCCCACCCCCGCTTTTCCCGCTTCTTTGCCCAGATCAAACAGAGCCTCGGCTTCAGCATCTACGTGCCCGATTGCGATACCACCGCCTGCTCGATCTCGGCGGCGACGCAGGCCGGATCCAGCGACCCCATCCTCAATCAGCCGCTGCTTGATTTCTACGCCGGCTACCAGGTTCTTGAAGGCACCAACGAGGCGCGTGTCAGCGTGCCGATCAACGACAATATCAGCTACAGCGGCGGCATCGTCACCTGGATCGATAACCTTGCTGGCGAGCGCCCCTTCGGCAACGATCTCGATCCCACCCTCAATCTTGACGTGCTCGAGGTGTCGCTGCGCAATCTGTCGCGCTGGAAGGTTCTCGAAACCCCGCGCCGGCTTGCCACCCTGCAGCGCATCATCGGTTTCCAGAAACGTCTGGTGGAGAGCGGTGCCTTCAGCAATCCCCGCTCCCATATCTATTATCTGCCCGAACTCTACTGCGCCTATTTCGGCCGCTGTTATGCCGTCTTCCGCGCACTGCCCGAGGCTGATCGATCGATCGTCGACCCCGATGGCGTTTTCGAGATGATCCGCAGCCATGTCCTGCGTTATGTCCAGAACGACCTCTTAGGCTGCGAAATCAACGTGTTCGACGCCGCCCTGGCGCTGATCGCACTCGGTCATCTCGGTGCCGATCCGGCGACTTTCGCACCCGCTCTGACCCATATCGTCGCCAGTGTCGGCGAGGGCGGACGCCACGGCCCGTTCCGGGCCTATGAATGGAACAAGATGAAAACCCCGATACGAATCCTGGTTGGCGGCCCGGAAGTGACCTCCGCCTTCGTCCTCATGGGACTGGCCCTGGCCAGACGGCGGATCACTGGTGGTTCTCAATGACAATCTGCTCTCCGGTCTGGCCGACTCGCCAAAACCCGATCACAATCGCGCCCGTCCAGGCTTCCTACCCCCGGTATGGCCATGCTCCGAACCTCCCTGACCGCGATTCTCCTGCTGACACTGCCCGCACTGGCGCAGGCCGCCGAAATCACGGGCACTGCCAAGATCCGCAACGCCACTCAGGTCCAGATCGGCAATACCCGGATCCGGCTCAGCGGCATTGACGCGCCCTCGGTGGACCAGCTCTGCCTCAACCCCAAAGGGGAGCGCTGGACCTGTGGTGTCGCGGCCCGCGATGAACTGATCAAACGCGTCGGCAACAGCAGTTGGGTCTGTCGTCCGCGTGGCACCGACCGCCACGGTCGCACTCTGGCGCGCTGCGATGTCGATGGCACCGACATCCAGAAATGGCTGGTCCGCAACGGCTGGGCGCTGTCCTTCACCCGGGTGTCCCATGATTACGACGCCGACGAAGCCGCGGCGCGCCATACCCGTGCCGGGATGTGGCAGGGCGCCTTCATCGCGCCCTCGGACTGGCGGGTGCGCAACAAGAAGACCCCGATCCTGGGCGCGATCCGGCCGCCCCCGAACGCCCAGGCCATCCTGCTGGCCTCGGCCTCCGGTCCGGTCGCCCCCTCGCCCGATTGCACCATCAAGGGCAATGTCAATCTTTCGGGCGAATGCATCTATCACACGCGCGAGAGCCGCTGGTACACCCAGATCAAGATGAAAATCAGCAAGGGCACGCGCTGGTTCTGCTCGGTGGCCGAGGCCGAGGCCGCAGGCTGCCGCGAGACAAGGCGGGGGAAGCGACCGTGAGCGTCGCCTCGGGGCGCATGTTTCTGGCCATTCCCGGGCCCACCACCATGCCCGACCAGGTGCTGTCCGCCATGCACCGTCCGGCCATCGACATCTATTCCCAGGAGATGGTCGACCTCACCAACAGCCTGCTCGACGATCTGTCGCGCCTGTTTGCCACAACGGGGCGCTCCTATATCTATATCGCCAACGGTCACGGTGCCTGGGAAGCAGCGCTGAGCAATGTGCTCAGCCGTGGCGACCGCGTCCTGGTGCTCGAGAGCGGCCGTTTCGCCGCCAAATGGGGCGTTGCCGCAGGGCTGATGGGCGCTGAGACCGAGATCCTCCCAGGCTCCTGGCAGAGCGCGGTCAGCGTGGAAGCGCTCGAAATGCGCCTCCGGGCCGACAGCAGCCACCGCATCAAGGCCATCCTGGTCGCCCAGGTCGATACCGCCTCCGGCGTCTGCAACGATGTTGAGGCCATCGGTCGGGCCATCAGGGCCGCGCAGCATCCTGCGCTCTACATGGTCGATGCCGTGGCTTCCCTCGGCTGCATCCCGTTTGCGATGGACGAATGGGGCATTGATGTCGCCGTCGCCGCTTCGCAAAAGGGCCTGATGACGCCCCCCGGGCTTGGTTTTGTCGCTGCCGGGGGGCGCGCACTTGCCGCCCACCACAACGCCAGCCTGCGCACGCCCTATTGGGACTGGAGCGATCGCGACAGCGACCAGCACTACAACAAATACGGCGGCACCGCACCGGTCCATCTCCTCTTCGCGCTGCGTCGGGCGCTGGACATGATCGCCGAGGAGGGAATCGACAACGTCCTCAGGCGTCATCGTCTGCTGGCGCAGGCCACCCGCCACGCCATTGCGGCCTGGGCGCACAAAGATGGAATCGGCTTCAACATCAAGGAACCCGACCAGCGTTCCGACACTGTCACCACAATCACGCTCGCCGCCCCCCATGATCCGAACCGGCTGCGCGATTACTGCAGGGACCGCTGCGGCGTCATCCTCGGCACCGGTCTCGGCGACATCCAGCACAACACCTTCCGCATCGCGCATATGGGCCATATCAACGCACCAATGGCGCTCGGAACGCTGGCCGTGATCGAGACCGCGCTCAAGGCCCTCAAGATTCCCCATGGAACCGGTGGCACCGAGGCCGCGATCTCCTATCTCGCCGAAATGGTCCATGCATAGAGGCCGAGGGCGGCCCTTGCCGGTCCCAAGGCCCCATCGCGCCGGCAGCACCGTCCGCATTTGCTCCAAACGAGGTTCCCTTGACCGATACCGCAAGCCAGAATCGATCCACCCCGCAAGCCACCCCGGTCGCGCCAAAGCGGCCGCAACCGTTCTGCCATCACGGCATCCCCCTGGTCGACGACTATGCCTGGCTCAAGGACCCCAACTGGCAGGAGGTGCTGCGCGACCCCAGCCTGCTCGACCCCGCCATCCGCTCCTATCTGGAGAGCGAGAACGCCTATGCTTCAAGCCTGCTCGAGCCGACGTGCGGCCTGCAGACCCGACTGGTTGCCGAAATGCGCGGACGGATCAAAGAGGACGATTCCAGCGTCCCCACACCAGACGGGCCCTTTGCCTATTTCCACAAATACCGCGACGGCGGGCAGCACCAGCTGATCGGCCGCATGCCGCGCGACGGCGGCGACAGTCAAATCCTGCTGGACGGCGATGAACTGGCAGGCGGTCACGACTACTTCCGGTTCGGCAACAGCCGGAACTCGCCGGATCATAAACTCCATGCCTGGAGCGCCGATACACAGGGATCGGAATATTTCACCATCCGTGTGCGCGACTGGGCCACCGGCACCGATCTTGCCGATGTGGTCGAGGAGACCGGCGGCAACATGGTCTGGAGCCGCGACGGAGCCAGTTTTTTCTACGTCCGGCTCGACGACAACCATCGCCCGCTTCAGGTCTGGCGCCACCGCATCGGCACCGCTCAGAAAAACGACGTCCTGATCTATCAGGAAGAAGACAGCGGCTGGTTCACCCATCTCCATGAGAGCACGAGCGGACGCTTCGCGGTGATCGCGCTCGGCGATCACGAGACCTCGGAACAGTGGCTGATCGACCTCGACCAGCCGGAATTACCACCGCGGATGGTCGCCCCCCGGATGCGCGGCGTGCAATATTCCATCGCCGATCGCGGCGATGAACTCTTCATCCTCACCAATGCCGATGGCGCCATCGACTTCAAGATCGTCACGGCCCCGCTCGCCACTCCCGGGCGTGAGTTCTGGCGCGATCGGATCGCGCACAGGGCCGGGATCTACATCCTCGAATTCGATCTCTTTGCCGGTCATCTGATCTGGCTGCAGCGCGCACAGGCCCTGCCGGCGATCGTGATCCGCGATCTCACAAGCGGCGACCAGCACAGCATCGCCTTCGATGAGGCCGCCTACTCTCTCGACACCCTGGGATCCTACGAATTCGAGACCTCAACCTTGCGCTTCTCCTATTCGTCGATGACGACCCCCATGGAGATCTATGACTACGACATGACCTCACGCACCCGCGTTTTGCGCAAGCGCCAGGAGATCCCGTCCGGCCACAACGTCGCCGATTATGTCACCACCCGCATCCTGGCAACCGCGCCGGACGGGGCCGAGGTGCCGGTCTCGATCCTGCATCGCCGAGACTTCATCCGCGATGGTTCGGCACCGCTCCTGCTCTATGGCTACGGCTCCTATGGCATGGCGATGCCGGCCTCCTTCAGCGCCAGCCGCCTGTCCCTGGTCGATCGTGGCTTCGTCTACGCCATTGCCCATATCCGCGGCGGAACCGACAAGGGATGGGGCTGGTATCTCGACGGCAAACACGACACCAAGACCAATACATTCGATGACTTCGCCGCCGCCGGCCGCGCCCTGATCGCGGAAAAATACACCCGCATCAGGCACATTGTCGCCCATGGCGGCAGCGCCGGCGGCATGCTGATGGGGGCGATCGCCAACCGCGCCGGAGAGCTGTTCGCGGGCATTGTCGCCGAGGTGCCGTTTGTCGATGTGCTCAACACCATGCTCGACGACACCCTGCCGCTGACCCCGCCGGAATGGCCGGAATGGGGCAATCCGATCGAAAGCGAGAAGGATTTCCGTACCATCCTGTCCTATTCGCCCTATGAAAACATCGCCGCCAGAGACTACCCCGCAATCCTCGCCCTCGCCGGCCTGTCCGACCCCCGCGTCACCTATTGGGAACCGGCAAAATGGGTGGCACGGCTGCGCGCCACCATGACCGGTGGCGGCCCGGTGCTGCTGCGCACCAACATGTCGGCCGGGCATGGCGGCGCCTCCGGACGCTTCGACCGCCTTGATGAAGTCGCGATCGTCTACGCCTTCGCATTATGGGTGACCGGGAAGATCACCGGGCAAGGACCTCCCTGAGCGAATGCCGCAGAACGCGCCGCCCTTCGGGACACGAGTGCAATGAGAACATGCTGAGCGCGGGCCGCCTGTCGCCCATATGAACAGTCATTCACGAATCTCCTTCGTTTACGAAAGGTGGAAACGTTAACGTCAGAAACCGCCTGACTTCGGGTTCGACCGGAACCCGTCAAAAGCCCTTGGAACAGGCCTTCGGGCGGCATCCCGGCACTTTTTCGCCGCCTCCGGCAGGACCATGGTAGGGATTTTGCGCATCGGTTCCGGTGCCAGCTCAGCCGCGAGTTGACATGAACAAACGGCTTGCTACCTATACCCGATGCAGTTTTCGCCGGCGGCTGCGCGTATCGGAGAGTGCCGGACGGCTTCAAAGGAAGGCGACTTCACATGATCAAAGGGTTTGGTGCGTTCAAAGCCTTGGGCCTGACAGCCTGCCTCGGCCTGTTTGCCGTGGGCGTGGCGACAGGACCGGCCAAGGCACATGATCCGGTCGGCGCCATCGTCGGCGCAACGGCGGGCGTCATCGCCGGTGCCGCTGTGGGCGACCCCGGCTACTTCTACGGCGGCCGGCAATATTGCTGGTACGACGATGCCTGGCAGGGACCCGGCTATTATTGGTGCGGCTATGCCTGGCGTCGCGGCGCCGGCTGGGGTGGCCCCGCCGGCTGGCGCGGCTGGCATAGAGGCGGTGGCGGCCACGCGGTCCGCGGCGGCGGTCGTGGCGGCGGCGGCGGCCACGGCGGTGGCGGCCATGGTGGCGGTCACCGTCACTGAGCCAAACCAGGCATCGCCCGCCACAGCTGCGGGCTGATTCTGAAATTCACATGAAGGGCAGGATTCGCTTCCGGCGACCTGCCCTTCATGCCTTCGACCAGACCAAAACCAGAAGTCCGGCGACCAGCCCGATTCTCGCTGGTTCTGGCCCCGTCTGGTGGGCCACCGACCACAATGGCGACCGGCGTTCCCGGCCTTTGGACCTTTTTACGGCCCGCCAGTCACTTTCACGCCTCCCCCAGACCAGCCCCTCACGTCAAACGGGACGGAACCTTGCCGTGCACATCGTTATGGGAGCGGCAGGGACCCGCTCCACCTCGGATAAGGGCATCGCCTGTTGGCGGATTGCCGGAGCCTCTGTCGGGACCTGGGACCTGGAAGCGCCAGCCTGCTCGCGGCACCCTTGACGCCCCCCTTTGGCGCAGCCTGCCATCCACTGAACCAGGCTGAACGGGAAGGCGATTTCCGCCGCCTCACCAAAGGGGCATCACCCTGGAGCCTGGATCGGCGCCCCCACGGTCTCGGAGGACTCGATCCACTGGCGTTCCGAACCCGCCCAACCACCAGGAACCACCCGAAACCACGCTTGCCTTCAAGGGGCTGCTTTGCTAAACGACGCGCCTTGCAGGGCTTGGCCCCGCGGGCGCATAGCTCAGTTGGTAGAGCAGCTGACTCTTAATCAGCGGGTCCCAGGTTCGAGCCCTGGTGCGCCCACCAATGAAATCAATAGCTTAGCCCGTAGCGCTTCAAATGTAAGCGGCAAAGATGAACCGTCTGGCTCAATCCGCCGTAACCCCGGCGGTCTCTGGCGAGGGATCTATCCAACGCTCCTGGTACCGCCGTTCCTGCAAGGCCGCCCGGACTGCACGTG